TGAACAATAAAGGCTTCAAGTGTGGTATTGCTGATGGTAAGGCCGGTGTCAACACTATGACTGCTATCAAGAGCTTCCAGAAGGCTAACGGATTGGGGACTGGTTATCTCGGTGGTACCGACTGGTACTATATTATCAAATGATGTAAGCCGGGTGTGCGGTTTATAAATAAAGTTCAATCTAGTATCTCCTGTACAATCTGTCTTTGCGTAAGCAACATAAGCTGAGAGTCACACCACTCTCAGCTTTTTATTTTTGTCAATCGTTAATGTAAGTATAAGGATGATAGATATAAATGTTATCCTTAAATATATTTTTGAAAGTGAGAACAAAAGTTATGAACAAGTATCAGAAAAGAAGGACAGCTGTAGGCTGTGTTGCATTAGCAATCGTATTCATCGGATGTGCAAAGCACCTCAATACAACAGTTCCGTCAGAGCCTGCCCTTACCACTACAACAATGGGCTTCAATGTTGATCCTGAGCCTGAGCATGAAATAACTACAACTCCTGATGGTTATGTACGTTGTCCTGAATGTGGACAGGCTATTCATAGTCCGGATACATTCCTTACCAACACTGAAATGGAAATGCTGGCAAGATTGGTCGAAGGTGAAGCTGGGGGTGAAAGCTATGCCTGCAAAAAGGCTGTGGCTAGTACCGTAATCAATAGGAAGATACTCTCAGGGGCGGAGCTGGTAGATGTTATCTATGAAGAAGGTCAGTATGATGTCGCTTATGAACTAGATACAATCACAGCTTCAGAGGATTCGCTCAATGCAGTAAAGGACGTATCTATTTACGGTTCTACGGTCCCTGAGTATGTAACATATTTCAGAGCTGACTGCTATCATAGCTGGGGAGATCAGCAGCCATATATTCGTATCGGCGATACATACTTTTCATATAGTGCCAATGTGAAATCTGCCTGTGAGGGGTGATAACTTGCTATTTCAGGTACTCAATTCTGCTGGTGCTATAGTCATGACAACCACGCATACTAGCTGTATTCCAGATACCACAATCCTAAAAGATATGGTGTCTGCGGGGTATAAGTTTAAGGTCGATGGGAAATCTGCATCAGTAACTAAAGTGGCGGAGCTGGCTGATACCAAATCCGCCACTGCTAAGGCTAAAACAAATAAGCTATTCTAGGAGGAAATCATGGAAAATCTTATCAACAAAATGGCAGCTGACAACTACAGTGAGCTGGAAGACGTTCTGCGGAAGATACTTGATGATGAAGGGTATCCAAAGCTGGAAGCTGCAAAACCGATGGATTCTGTTGAAGCCAACAATCTATTTATGCGTGGCTACATGACTGGTTTCAACGAACATTATAGCTTAGTTAAGGAGCTTCGTATGGCGCTTGCTGATGCTATCGAGACTATTCAGGCTAGGGGTTGTGCAAATCCTTGCATTATGTGCGCTAAAGACTGTCGTACTCCTCAAGGACGGAGTAAGTGTGACGGACTATTTGAATACGTCTACTTACGCAGAGCTGAAAGATTATTGAAATGTGGTGAGTAAATGTTTTATGCTATTCAGGAAAATGACCTCTACATACTGAAATTCAAATATGATCCCCAACTCATAGCTATGGTCAAAAATGTACCCGGCAGAAAATGGGTACCAGAAAACAAATACTGGACTATTCCAAAAGGTCATCTTGGGTGGCTTCTAAACGAGATCAAAGGTACTGCTTACGAAGGTACATTACAGATCCAGTCGGAAGAAGCTATAAATGAGAATGCTTCTATAGATTCTACCGATATAAACCTGATACCGGATGCAGATATATCTGATGTGGATCATTATGTTAAAGAAGGTTACAAGCTGTATGATCACCAGCTTGCTTTCTTGAAGTACGCTAAGAGCAAGGGCAGAAATGGCTTCATACTGGCCGATGATATGGGCTGCATAGCTGGTGATGCTTCAATCACCTTCTACGTCAATGATCACCGTATTATTAGACCATTGGAAACCCTATATAGGCTATTTAAGTCGAATCCGCAATATACGTTTACAACTTCTTCCTATGATGAAGTGAATAATGTAACTAAGCAAAATCGAATCCGTGACATGAAGTGTAGTGGATACAAACTTGTATACGAACTGGAACTTGAAAACGGGTACAAAGTAAAAGCTACGGAAGACCATCAATTCTTTACCAGAAATGGCTATGTAGAACTAGCTGATTTAGTTACCGATTCGGAAGTCTTTACTGTTGATGAATATATGATACCTACATGGTCTCATGTAGTTAGTAAGACACCTTTGTGCTGTGAATTGACATACGATATAGTTATGGCTGATCCGTACCGGAACTTCTTTGTAAATGGTATTCTGGTCCACAACTGCGGTAAGACCTTAGAAGTCCTCAACTACGCCATGTATCAGCGTAAGATCTACAACTACAAGCACTGTCTCATAATTACTTGTGTGAACTCAGCTAAGTATTCCTGGCAGGAAGACATAGCAAAGCACACCAATGGTCAGGAGATTGGCTATATTCTTGGTACAAGAAAGAAACGCAATGGCAGCTTGAGGTTCAATACCACAGGTCCTGATAAGGTAGAGGATCTTGTATCCGGTCATATGTATGGCAAAGAAGATGCCCCTGAGCTTCCATACTTCCTTATAACCAACATAGAAGCCCTTGGTAGAACTAAGGTCGGAAAGATATTCACCCTTGAGGAAGCTATCATTAAGATGATAAACGAAGGTAAATTGCAGATGATAGCTATAGATGAATGTCACAAAAATATGTCTCCACAATCTACTCAGGGTAAGGTCATACTGGATATCAAGAAGCGAACTGAGAAAGCTGTACAGTGGATCCCCATGACTGGTACGCCTATCAAAAACAAGCCTACTGATGTATTCACACCATTGAAGCTGGTAGATGGTCATGCTTTCAAAAGCTATTATATGTGGTCAAGGGAGTTCTGCATATTTGGCGGATACGGTGATCATGAAATAATGGGCTACAAGAATATACCTATTCTGAAAGATATGCTCCAAGGCAATATGATCCGCCGAATGAAGTCAGAAGTTCTTGATCTCCCTCCGAAGATATATTATACCGAATACGTTGAAAATACTCCCCGGCAGCAAGCGCTGTATGAAGCCATAGTAGAAGAACTCTATCAGCAGCGAGAAGAAATTCTCAGCACACTGAATCCGCTTACGGCAATGCTCAGATTACGTCAGGTCAACGGAAGTCCAGAGCTGGTAGATGATACTATAGTCGTCGATGACAAGTATATAGCCTGCAATGCAAAGCTGAAACGGCTCATTGAGCTAGTAGATGATGTGGTCGAAAGAAATGAAAAGGTCATTATCTTCTCAAACTGGATAGATCCACTAAGGACTATATACAAGTTCTTATCGAAGAAGTATAAGACTTGTTGCTATACCGGCTCTATGAATGAAGCAGATAGAGAGAAACATAAAAGGGTCTTTCAGAACAACCCTGAGTACAAGATAATGCTTGGTACTATCGGTGCTATGGGTGTTTCTCTTACGCTTACAGCTGCTACCAACGTGATCTTTTACGATGATTGCTGGACACCAGCTGATAAGACACAAGCAGAAGACAGAGCAAATCGTATAGGCAGTACAGAACCACTAAAGGTATACACCTTACTTTCCAAAGACACGGTAGATGAACGTGTATATCAGATACTTGAAGATAAACGCGCTATCTCAAACTATATCGTAGACGGTAAACTGGATCTGAAAAAGAATCCTGAACTGTTTGATTTTCTACTTGGAAGAAGTAAGTGATTTGTGCATTTTACCTTTTCAGTAAGAAAATCCCCTATAGGGCAATACAACCTTATTCGTCAATATATACAACAGCGACTTGCATTTTAGCAGGTCGCTATTTTTGTTTTAATTAAATGTGGTCTGTGTCGTTATAGTATATATAAGAATAAGTGTGATAACCTTATATAAAAGTAATGATTATATATTGTTCGGTGGTGATAAAATGAAACGAATGATATTAGCTGCTACTGAGGGCAATGAAGCCTTAGACAATGCTATAAAGGATCTGGAAGCAGATTTCGATTACATTATCGAAGGACTTGAAAAGCTCGGACGGACCAGCACTGATAAAGGCAAAGAGGCATTATCAATAGCTTTGGAGCTTAGTCAGAATCTTGTAAACATTAACAATAGCATTTCAAATGCAATAATTGAGTGAGGTGTTTAATGATGAGAAAATTCAAAGTAACTGCTTCTTCCAACAGTTCTACCCTCAAGGTCACTCCTTATGTTATCAATAAGGGTCAATCCGGAGAGTATTACGGTTTGAAAAATGCAGAGGATAATCAGGTTCTTACTTCTGCCCCTAACAATTGGAAAAGTAAAAAGGGTGCGATAGCCTGGGCTAAGAAGAAGGGCTACGAAGTAGTTGAATCTGCTTGTGGTAAGAAATCTGTAAAAGCCGGTGCGGAGCTTGTTCGTGAAAATGATGCTGAAATCGTTCTCAAAGATGATGATGGGGCGCAGCTTCGGGTAGTTAAACGTCCATATGGGTATAGAATTCGTAGATCTATGAATGAAGCTGAAAATGGTGAATTTGCATGGGATATATCTAAAGAGATTTATGATACTCCTGAAGAAGCAAAGCAAGCAGCTCTCGATGGTACGGCTACATTCACTTTTAAGGGACGTAAATACGCATCCCCTATAGGTGGGTCTGTTTATAAAAGAAAGTTCAATATTAAGGCTTCTAAGTCAGCTAAAAGACGTAGGGCTGTAAAGGCTTCGTGGAATGAAAACGGTTTCGCAGTAACCGGATACCTTGGTTCAAATCGCAGCGGTGCATACGCAGATAGATATTTCGGACCTGATGAATGGTCAGAAGTAGAAAGTTATGCACATGAACTTCTCATGCAGGGCTTGTATGTTAATATCATTTACTTCAAGACCGGTGATATGATAGACATTGATCCTGACGTTTATGCTGAGAATTTTGATGGTGAGTTCGTTGTAACAAACGAAATCGCAGATTTCAGGGATAAAGTCTGGAAGTCAATGGGTATTGGTGCTTCTACCAAGAGAAGAAACGGCACTAAAGTAACTGCCGCTTGGTATGAGGGTGGAGACATTGTAATGTACTTCAACGGCGAGAAGATATATGAAGGTCAGCCAGGAGCTGATATGTATGATGCTATACTTCCACTCTGTCAGGACGATGAGACCCGACTGAAATTCCAGGAGTGGTGTAATCAGTTCGGCGACCCTCTGTTCGATGATGAATATGGTGATGCTTCTGAGACAGCTTATACATTCTGTGAGCTTATATACTATGATTTCGTAGATGATGAAAATAACTACGAAGATGGAGACGGTATTCTCGATTTTGAGATCTTCCCTGCTACAGAAGAGGTGACTGGTACTAAGTCAGTGAAGTGTACATCGAAAATCAGACGTAAGGCTATAAAGGCAGATACATGGGAGTCTTCTGAAGAAGATGTCAATGATATGCTGAATGATTCTTATGAGTACGACGGCTTTGAAGACAGCGATATGCTGGAATATGTAGATGCTTTCCTTCAGGATCCCAGTAGTGGTGCTTGGCTGAATACTGACAGTGTGAAGTACAACGGTCCGGATGATTGGTCAGTAGATGCTGGTTTGAGTCCCGAAGCTGTTGAAACTGATTTTTGGTTTTTCCTTGATGCTATGGATCATGACTTGTATGAGGAAATGCTTGAAGCAGATCTCGCTAATCCGCTTGATGAAGATCCGGTAAACTACATATACAATCAGAATGCTGTAAACGGAAATGAGTTCTATATTCAGCTTTACCCTGGTAACAGACAAATCTATGCACCGCAGGTTGACTTTGATGATCAATATTTGACACCTGAATGGCTTGAAAGACTATCTGAAATTCGTGATGCCTATGAAGATAGCCGCATAAAGGCATATACGGATTTCCAGAATGGATTAGGTAGTTTCCTTGCTAATGGTATCACAGCTTCTACCGTGAGAAGAAGTGATGCTAAGTCGGTAAAGTGTGCATCAGAAAATATCTCAGCAGCAGAGTACAATCAGATGCTTGCAGATATGACCCTTGGTATTCTTCACGATGACGGATACGAAGGTATCGGCTGTGCAGTTACAGATGAAGCACTGTCATTCTATGACGGTACCGAAGATGATGTAGTGTATATTCAGCCTACCGATGAGATCACACCTATTCTTGGTGATGAAGATGATGATGCGGAGGAGCTGGCTGCCGCTGTAAAGAGTGTAGCTGGTAAGACTGTTGAAGCGGCTACCTATGAAGACCTTGAGCCTATCAATGGCGAAGACGAAGACTACGGTTATGGCTTCGATTCCAATGGAGAAGCAATATCTGAGTCTACGGTAGATGAACTCTACAGAATCGCAGAGCGTGAAGTTCTTCCTACAACTGAGCTTGCTAAGGTTGATGAATACGCTACTATCATGGAAGATACCTTTGAGTATTATGCTTCTAGCACATATGTAGGCGTTACTTATACAATCAGTGCTACATTCGATACTGATGATATAGACGTTGTATCATATGCTCTGCCTGATGCCTACCACTATGATTTCCGTGGTGGTAAGGAAGTCGGAGAACTTGAATTCTATATCTATGTAAAGGGTAATGAGATCGATAAGGTTGAACTTATCTGGAATTCAAGCAATCTTGATCCTAACAACTACGATATGGAAGCTATCGAAGAGTATGTTAAGGGTATTGCAAAGCCTGCCGCAGAGGCTATCTACAATGCGATAACAAACATCTAAGGCTTATGGAATACAATAAGTTCAAGTTATTTGTGGATCCGGATCTGATCACAGATTATCCACAAGATGAAATAGAGTTGCTGCTGGATTTCGTCCAGCAGCTAAACTCTCTGGAATGTGTAAAAGAAGCTCAGATAGATCTGGATGGTCAGTGCTTCCTTGGTGAAGTTTACTACGAAGATATATCTGAGATAGAAGCCTTGATAGACAAAACCGAAGGTTTAGAATTTGGTAAACCTGACATTTCAGATGTATTCAGAGTAAGGCTTCTGGAAATACCGTTTATGTTGTAAAGGAGTGTCAATATGAAGATTTACATGAATAAATCTAATAAGCGCCCTATTAAGGGAGAGGCTGACAGAAGCAATGCAAATGTGATAAAAATACTTGAGGCTAATGGTTTTGAGTATGCTAATGAACCTACACCTTGGTGGGATAAGTATATGTGGCTTGGTTTCGGCTGTACATACAATGATGATACACACGAAGCCTACGTCTGGTGGAATCCAGCAGGTAATATGTATGAGCTTCCTTTCAATTATGAAGTCAACACGGCAGAAGATGCAAACCGTCTTTGTGATGATCTTTATACTTGGGACGAATATGACATCGGAGAACTGCTTTGTGCTGGACTGCCCCTTATCGGTGCAACACCCCATAACGGTAGACTTGATGAATTTGATTACGATAACGGCATGGGTGATACAGCATACATCAATGTGGACTTAGGTTCAGGATATGTTATAGATGCTTATGGAGAAAAGACTGAATACAATAATCTTCAGGATCTCCTTGAAGCTGCAAGCATTATAAGATAAGCATTATAAGATAAGGAGTGTTGATATTATGAAGATAATAAGAAACAAACGCAGAGCTGTAAGCGCTTCACAGAATCCCAGATGTAGAAGACCTATCAAGTCAGCAGAAAGCTACGGCTGGGTCGTAGAGGAGTCAGAGGCATGGGAAGCATATGAATTCGCCTGTGATTATCTTGGCAAGGAAACTGTAGATGCAGAGATCATTCAGGGACTTTCCACAGATGAACTTGCAGAATCACTGGCATATATGTTCCGTATGTATGATTTCAGGGAGTGGTATGGTCGTAATGAGGGGGATGAAGATTATGAAGATTAAATGCAATAAGTCTAAGAAGTCTGTAAAAGCAAGCTCCATCATGGGTGCTGCTGACATAAGCAACCTCAGAATATATGTACCTTCTGATTGCTATGTTGACGTTATGGTTGATAGCTATGAACAGGGTGAAGGCGAACAAGTCAATTCTTGGACTTTCACAATTGCAGATTCATTTAGGACTGCACAGGACCTAATCGATGATATAGCTGAAAGTAGCTTCATCTTTTCAGATGACATCAAAGACTATGTATTTCTGGATGGTTCATTGCAGACAGATGCTACAGTAAATGCGGACAATGATATTCCAACTCAGGAGGAGCTTGAAGCCTGGAAGCGTGGTGAACTTGAATTATTCACGGCACATCTTTGGGTAAGGCTTAATGTTGGTGCTATTACACATATGATGACAGAAGACGAAGCCGAAGCATTCGGACTATCTGTATACTAATACTGGAGGTATAGCATATGAAGATATATTGTAAGAAAATCAATAAAAATGCTAACCACAGATCTATTAGAGCTGGATATGCACCTGACGATATCCTATGGGTTCTGGACGAAGATAATACATGGAAAACCTGGGGCAGTGCTGGTCCAGGAATCAAATCTATGACCGAAGATGAACTGCTAGGATTTCTCAATTCTAACGGCAACAACTACATTGATGTACTCATCACTAAGAACGGCGAAAATCCCGATGACTACGGCAGAACGGAATCTATCAAAGATCCCTTTGTTAAGGCTTCCACAAGACCAGTAAAGGCATCTAATATCCAGATGGATAACTGCTATAAGATAATGACCTGGGATGAGTTCCGGGAGTATTGCTATGAAGATGCTTACAATTGGTATATGAATGGTGATACTACCGATACTATCACAGCAGAAGATATTATTCGTGAATACCCTGATGATTATTTCAATGATGAATGGCAAGAAACCGATGACCTGAGTTCTTGCTTTACCCCTGCTGATTTTGCATACCAGACTTTAGAATATCTGGATAACCTTGTATCAGAAGAGTCTGTTACCGGATCATGTGGTAAGAAATCAGTAAAATCTTCAAGACGTAAAGGTGCTGTAGTAAGTAGTAGAAAAAGATCAGGTTGTAAAGCTATAAAGGCTGCATATTCTGGAAAAATCCCCTATGATCTTGTAAGTATGCTCCTGATACTAAGGGATTGGGCTGATGTAGAGGACGGATACATCAATTCAGAGCATAAAGCTCTTGTAGATATTGCTGATACACTTTACAATGTTGGTCGCAACATGGTAAATCAGCTTTCTCCCGAGTTTAAGGCTGTATATGATAAGTACGGCGAAAGCTACTTCAATCAGGTGCTTGATGATGCTTCCGCAATCGATAGCCAGATAAACAGCCGTAACGTCAATGATCTTATCGCTGAGTACAATGACAAAGCAGAGGCATATGAATAATAACTGATAACTTAATAACTAAAATGAACAGCAGTATATTGTTGATATTTACTACTGACAATATACTGCTGTTATGGTATAATCATTATGAAAGGAAGCGATCATATGATGCGCTACATAAAAAGCGATTCTAAGCCCAACGCAAGATACCAATATACATTTAAGAACGGTGATGTAATATATTCCAACTTATCCAAAGATGAGTTCATAAAAAGGTGGAATCGTCTTGACACGTTGCGAGTTATATTAGAGGGCTATGAAGAGGGTCCGTTTTTAGCTATACATAAAAAGGCTGTAAAGGCTTTATCAACTACCCCATTTACAGGCATTATTAGGCTCAATTTTACAGAGAAGGATAACTTATCATACCTATTGGAATCTGATATGTTATCGAATCCCGACAGAGCAGCAATTAAGTATTATTGTGGTGAAAGACCTACAGCCAAGCGTATAGGTGAAGATTTGTATGAATATCGAGGATTCAACATACACTATAACTATGAAAATAAGCGGTGGTATACAATAGATCCCAAAACTGATGAAGTTATGTGGGAAACCGATTCCACACTAAAGGCGGCTAAAAGAGCCATAGATGGCTATTGGAGCGCGGGGCGATTTTAGGAATCATTCTCTGACTCAAAGACAGTTGACCACAAACCTATTCATCACAATATGTAATAAATAACCTTATATAATGGTGAGTTCCTAAACAATGGGAACTCACCATTTCTTTATTTGTCCGGTCGTTAATGTATATATAGGAGATAGGAACTATGGTAAGAGATGATCTGTTAGGTAAAAAGGCAGAAGCTAAGATAGAAGCCTGGTTAGACCGACCAGAAGAAGGGTATTCTTTTGATAGAATAAAGGACCAAATGACAGGATTTGTAGGCAGTAAGAACATCTGTGACTTCACGCTGTATAAGAAACCTAATATGTTCTACATCGAAAGCAAAGCCACTTATGCCGATAGATTTGACTTCTCAATGATAACCGACTATCAGTATGACAATCTTCTGAAAAAGTCGAAGATAGAAGGTACTTATGGGGTGATCATAGTTCTGTTCGCTTCTTATCAAAGAGCTTTCATTCTTGACATAAGGGATATCGATTATCTTATTAAAGAGAAGAAGAAACATTCCCTGAACGTATTGAAGATCAACAAATGGGGAATAAAGTATCATGAGATTCAAACCATTCCCAGTAGAAAGGCTATGCTTGACTATACCGGGGATTGGGATAACAATATGTTTAAGTGAGGTGCTGTTATGAAAAGATATATTCGGTGTTCTAAAGAAGAAAGTATACTGACGGAATTAAACAATTTACCTGTATTTCCTGGATATTCAAAGACTACTTATGCTGACATCCAGGAATACGAAGCTGTTTTGAATAGGTTTCCGATAGGTGCAGTCATAGGTATGGATTGGGATGCCGGAAATTGTTATTTTAGCAAAATAACAGATACTGATTGGGCTATGTTAGATTCACCTTGGTATAAATTGAAAACTGGCAGTACATATGATGTTGCTACGAAACTAGCATCAAGGGGTGTATATTGTGATGAACCATTGTGGTTAGATACACAATCCACTTTTGAAGCTAAAGCTAACAGAGGAAGAAATTCTGGATCGGATGGATCTGGCTGGAATTTCTGGGACAGACACTAAGTTTAAGTGAGGTGCTATTATGAAAAGATACATAAAAGCAAATGACTATGATGTAGCTTTTGCTTACGAAGAAGATCAGCCTGAGTTCGGTGTAATGACCCAGGACAATTACTCTGCACGATATAATCTGATCGTATATAAGGACAGAAAAACCGCAGAGCGTTGGAGAGATAAGCTGATAAACGATCCGTCTTATAAGATGTTCCAGCGGGCTTTGAGATATGCAAAGTATGGCTGGGATGACGCTATCGGCAACAACTGGATCGATAACAGATATTATACACACGCTTCTGGATATAGTGATAACTATATCACAGTAGTAAACAGAATTCCGATTATAATTGATTGAGGTGATACACAATGAAAATTACAAAAAGACCTATAACCGCAGCTCAGAGTTCTGATGCTCTGATTGACGGACCATTTCTTGAACTGTGGAAGTCTGCTGACAGAAACGACTATGATATGGAAGTATCTGATGATTTGCAGATAACCCTAAAAGCTAAGGGTAGTGATGCAAAGTATCTACCAGAAATTACGGTCACTACCAATCAGGATCCCGATGATGGCATCTACTACTTCACACCAAATCTGAAATTCCCAGAGCTTAAACAAGAGGATATGGATTACTATGATAGTATACATTACTTCTTGGGTAAGTGGGAGGAAATAGGAAAATTCATCACAGATCTGGTGAAGTTTGAGTATGATCCTTCAAGATATACCGAAGATTGACATTTGCTGCCGATATGAACAATATCGGCAGTTTCTTTTTGGTCGTTATACCAATTGACACACTATGTACGGTATTGTATAATTATAGTGAAGATACAAGTACGGTATTGCTAGTTTATATAAATCGTTAATGTATATGAAGGAGTTGATTTTATGTTTAACATCAATACAATGTCTTTTAAGGAATCATTCGCATACTGGTTCAAGCGTATAGGAATATCAGATTCCTGGACCGTAACGATGACTTCCGATAATTCTAAAGTAGGTACTATAGTCCCTGATGACCAGCATGAGCCTCATTTCATACCTGCTGATGAAACATTCGGCGCTGATGATATTCCGGAGGTTATGGAGAACTTCACTCGGTTTACCATGTTCAGACCGGAAGTTTACATCGGTGGTAGGGTTAGCCAGGAGCTGTTAGCAAAAGATGATCCTAATCAGGAGCAGATCAAACTTATCAAGGAGGAGCTGGAAAACTATATCATAGCTTGCTGTTATGCCACCCATGGCAATGATGATACAGCTAAGAAGTATGTAACAAGAGCTATTCAGTGGCTTGAAAGTACCGATTTCTTTATAGCTCCGGCAAGTACCATATATCATGACTGCTGCCCAGGTGGTCTTGCAAAACACACCCTCAAGGTTGTAGATAAGATAATCGAACTCAGCACCATAGATACTTATGCAGAAGTTGATCTGGCTCAGGCTATTCTGGCTGCTATCTGCCATGATTGGTGTAAGATTGATTTCTACCAGCCCTACAAGAAGAACGTCAAGAATGAAGAAACTGGTGTATGGGAACAGCAGCTTGCTTATAAGTACAAAGGTTCTTCACTTCCATTCGGTCATGGTGTAACTTCCATGTTCATTGCTATGAAGATATTCAAGCTGACAACAGAGCAGGCTTTAGCTATCCGCTGGCACATGAATGAGTATGATGTATCTGATGCTCAGAAACATGATCTCATGGATGCTAATGAAAAATATCCCATGGTTACTATGCTTCAGACTGCGGACCGGCTTTCAATACTGTAAGGGGCTGGTGATATGTTACATTTCTATAATCCGTTAGACTGGCCGATAGATCCTGATGCAAAAGAAACAATATGTGTCAGTGATGATTCTAATGATCCGGTGTACAAATGCCCTCATTGCGGTCTGGAATATCATACAGAAAACCTATACCTTTTAGGTAGAAAGCCCCACACATTCAAGTGCGATATGTGCAAAAATGATATAACTTTGCGACCGATATCTACATCGTGAAATGCAAAAAACACGGCTTGTAACCTTATATAGTGTTATAGGTAACTATAACACAACCACTTTATTAAGGAGGAACTTACTTATGAAAAAGATAAACCGTGCTTATAACAGACCGGTCAAGGCGGCTGCCGTAGACAGATCTCAGGTTTCCAGAGAAGATGTAGATGAGCTGGTGCTTACTATCACAAATGATGGAGATCTTTACCGTGAGCGTATCACTCCGGCAATCGAAAATCTGAAGCGTAAGTACAAGAAGGGCAAGTATGACCGTGATCTTGCGGTTAAGCTCTGGCAGTATGTTGCAGACGAAGGTGTAAGAAGATACGACAAAGAATTCGGCTCTGGTAGAGGATCAGTTGCAATGCTCAGTCCTGCTACGAGGAAGGCTATTGCCGAAGAACTGAGAGACTACTACGAGGACGAAATCATGTACGAAGACGATGTACAGGCTTCCACAAGGCGTAAAGGAAGGAAGACTATCATGGCTGCAACCAATAACGTACTAAACGCAGAATATGACTTTTATCCGTATGAACATCTTGCCCCAGAAAACTGCCTAGACGGGTTTGTATATAACTACTCCGATAGTGACGCATATATTGGAGATGCAATTGCAGAACAAGCAAATAGTGAAGTAGATATTTATTATGATAGTTTGTTCAAATCTGCATATGAAATTTGGGAAAGCGGTGCATATGAAGAAGCGGCAGTTAATGGCTTACTTGACGGTACAACTGATATGGTTAGGATGCTTCAGATGTGTCAGTCTGAATATTACAGCATACTATTATACGAAAACCTTGATGCCTTAATGCAGAATATGGTATTAAGTGTATGTGATGATCGCGGTATTGATGTTGATCCAGAAGAATGGGCTAATGTTGTGGTACCGGAATATCTTACAGATATAGATAACAATGATCGGATAAATGATGTTGTAGAGCGTGCTATCAATGCAATTTCTGGGGAGGAGGAATACTGATGAAACGATATATCAAATCCACTTCCGTAATGGCTTCCGCATGGAAAGCACCTAACGGAAAGAAATACGGCAAGCAGACAAGCAGATTCCCCGGTAAGTACCTATTCACCAGAAAAGAACTCAGGGATATGGTAGCTTCCGGTATTGCAGAAGATATGGCTGGTACATTTGATCCTATGGAAATGAACTATGAGATCATAGGCATTGCCTGGAATGATACCAATGGTTATCGTTCTGGTATCCTTATCGAAGACAAAGATACTGGCGAACTCTATGTCGGCAATTCTGCTGATGCTACGGTAGCAAAACTTTGAGCGGGAAAGGGGTAATTCTATGAAAAGATACATCAAATCTTCCCGTGAGAATTGGGAAGATTCTTGGCAGTACCAAAAAATTAAGGACCTCGGCTACGGTGTTGAGGTTTCAGATAGAGAGGTCATCATCAGATTTGATGATGGTGATGTCTATGCAAGATTCAAACTTATCCCACCAGATCCTGATGATAGGTATGACATATGGCTTGTGAAAGATGGTGGGGAGTACATTCAGGACGACTTTGATTTCACCCATACTTATGATGAAATCGTTACAGGTTGCCTGAATTACTTCCTTACACGTTATTGACAACCTCGAAGAACTGAAAAGAGCAACACTCCAGTAATAAGGGTGTTACTAATATTTTCTATAGGAGTGAATACTACAATGAAACGGTATATTAAATCCGCTCGAAATGCTAAAAAGATAGAAGTGTATGTTTCACAGGAATATGTTCCTGGCTATGGTTGGGAAGATATAGCTGTATATGATGACACATCTTCAGAATCCTTGAAGCTGGCAAAACAAGATGTTAGGGACTACATCGACAATGGCTATAACGCTAAAGTTATCACGCGCAGAATCAATAATCCTAATTATGTCGCCCCTACAAATGAACTCACTTATGATGTTGCTGTAGATTGGGTGGAATCTAGTCCCTACGATGTTAAAGAAGCCTGGACTATGGACGGTAAGAACTATCTATTACGATCTGACCCTAAAAAGTGGACATCTGCGCAGGTATTTATCAGAGAAGACGGTACCGTAATCGTGAGGAATGTGGCTGGAAATCGCTCTAAACAAGTATATTCCATTGACGAACTTGAGAAAGAAGTTAATAGAATTCTTAGCAAATAAAAACAGTTTGCAACAGCCCCTATGTGTATTATACTTGTACCATAAGGGGCTTTACATAAGAAGTATGTTTAACCTTATATAACGGTAGTAGAATAACATCTGCTACCGTTATTTTTATGTAAGGAGCTGAACATCATGAAGCTGAGTAAGAATAGGAAGCCCATAAAATCATCTACAAGAATTGTAGCTGCTGATGAAGAGGATTACGATATTGTGGATACTATAGATGATATATCGGATTCTGTTGAGGACATCCAGGACACCATTGATGATGTTGAAGAAGATGATATAGACATCGAACTTGATAACAATATCGCTAACCACTTCATAGCGGAATGCGATTCCTGTCACGGAGTGTTTATTTCAGCATTGGTTGAATCAGATCAGGAAGTCGAAAAAATCACCGGTATCTGTCCTCTTTGCGATAAAGAAACCGACCAGTACCTAAAATGGCTGATAAAGTCCGTAAAGGATGATGATTTCGATGAATAAAGAAACTATGCTTGCTTTAATATCGGTAATCGCACCGCTGATTTCGGCCGTTTTAGTCGCAGTTCTGAATAATTGGGAGAAAATCAATCCCGGCAAAAAGTACATCAAGGACGTAATGCAGACAACTGCCGAAACTAAGGATACCATATCTGAAACAAAAGCCGCAATTGATGATATAACAAAACAATTGACTAAGTTATCATCAGCGCAGCGGACAGGTTTACAGACCCAGATCCTTGAGAAATCGAAACGGATTCAGCTTGCTATTGAAGCCGGAAATGAAGATTACAGTGAAGAACTGAAACAGCTGATAATCCTATACCGAGAATATCATCTTTGTGGTTTCAATAGCCAAGGAAAGCTCTATTTCAATGATACGATAGATAAGGCATCACACCACAACAATGTTCTTGTGAGGGACCTTATGAATACTTATTTTTCTGAATACGATCCGGAGAAGTGATTATTATGAATGAATATGTAATTAAATCCATAATTGAATTGGTATTTACCATATTAGCTGCTGTGATCACTACAGTGCTACTTCCAGCTCTGGCTTCATGGCTGAAGTCTAAAACCGATAATGAGAACATCAAGGCAGTTATTTCTGACATAACAACTACCGTTGCTACTTGTGTAGATCACTGTGAGCAGACCACGGTAGCGGTACTGAAGGAGAATGATGCCTGGAATAAGGAAACTCAAGCTGATGTGCTCCGTACAGTGATCAATAATGTTACTGATAGTCTGCTAACTACTACCAAGGCCATAATTGATAAAAACGGTATTGATCTGGAAGAAATAATCACCCAGCACATCGAAGCATATATCCAATCAAAGAAAGATGTGGTAAAGAATGAAGCGCTTACTCTTGAAGAAATCTCACATTGATGTAGGCTCACATCACGCATGGCGAGGAGTAGTATGAATGAAACGTTATATAAGAGCTGCACTTACTCCGCAGGAGTATAATGATAAGCAGACTGAAGTAGGATCTACCCTTAAAACATATAAAGGCTCACCTATAAAACGAAGTTCAAAATACGGTGTGGGTAAAGAAATCGGCGGAGATATATATTTCCATAGGGATTATGCCGAAGATGTAATTCCTCTTGATATTTTAGAATATGCAGAACAAGTGCTATCAGAAGAATATCCAGACTATGAATATAACTGCATACGGTATTCCCCTAAAACCGGTGATGTATCATTTCAGGAATCGCCTGATTTTGATACTGCAAGAGAGCCCAAGGTCGGAGACTATATTACAGTGAAACCTGACGGAACAATCAAGACCGGACATTCAGAGTATATATTCCATCATAAGTGGCTGTGGGTCTTAAACAATTATCCTGGTTTTGATGTAGCTGATAGCTGGAATTGGAGCAGGCAGTGGCTTAATACCTTGCAGGAAACCTCAGATGGTAATGGAATAGGTCGGTGGAATGTACAGTTACAACGCTATGGATTACCATTAGACCGCTAATTACAATGCAAAATAACCTTATATATCGGTAATAGAGAGTAATTCTATTACCGATTTTTTATTTTTTGAGGTGAAATTGCTATGAAAATTACAGTTAGAAGTAGAAAACACAGCGTTTCTTCTGCAAGAGCTTGTTATCCCGAACGTAAGATATATAGTGCCAGAGAAGAAGATCCTTATGAGGAATATACTGGTGAACATGATGTGTATGAAGATGTGTGGGATTCCATCAAGGAGATAGATCAGGAGTTTACTTCTGAAAATACATCTATCAATGCTAAGAATCTTCCTGCATTATTTCATCTTGTGACCTTTGAACCTGGAACTGTCAATGTGGATTACGGTGGCGGTCGGTTTGACAATGTGGCAGAATATTTGACACAGTACGATGTTATCAATATGGTACTTGACCCATTCAACCGCTCTAAGAAGCATAACAGAGAAGTCATCAACCTTGTAAGAGAACACGGTGGGGCTGATACTGCTACCTGTTCAAATGTTCTCAATGTTATAAAAGAACCTGAGAATAGACTTGGTGTTCTTGAAAACATGAGAAAGATTGTAAAGCCTGGTGGAAAAATATACATAACTGTATATGAGGGTACAGGTAAGAGCAATGAGGGGAAAACAAAATCTGGATATCAGCTCAACAGAAAGACTGCTGATTATATGGATGAGATTCAGCAGGTGTTCCCCAACGCAACACGCAAGGGTAAGCTCATCACTGCTATAAATGACGGTGTCGTTGGGGATGTAGCGGCTTCAATTCTCTATGATGACAGTCTGATATTTATCTGATGTAAATCATTTGACTTAAATTCTGCTGATTTTTAGGTTTAGGGCTGTGAGGGTATCAACAGCCTACAAATGGCTATAAATAGCCTTGTACGAAAGATAATTGAACAGCAATCGTTGTAGACTGTGTGGGAGCAATCCTACACAGTCGTTTTTATACACGATAAATTTATTTCAAGGAGGAATTTCATTATGAAAATTCTAAACCGAAGTCGCTTGAAAAGGGCGACACAAATTATTTTAATTCCCTCTATGCTGTCTTTGATGTTGATTGGGAGTGGACGCTACAGCATAGACACAGACCCCAGCACTCCGGTAGCAGTTAGGACTTCTCAAATAAAGGAAGCACTAGCATATGATGTGGATCCGTTTATTCCTGAAGTGACTACAGCTACATCTACAGCCCCTGCTACTACAGTGACCACTACAGTTACTACAGAAACCACTACTGCCGTAGTCACTACTAGTACACAGTCAACAACCGAAACCGTTCAAATAGAGGAAGCAACTGTAGAGGAAGAAGTTGTTGACGTTGAAGAAGAACAATTTCAACCAGAAGAAATTGAAGAGATTGTCGAAGAAGAAATCATTGAAGAAGAATTTGAAACAACAGAACCTGTGGTTGAAGAACCTACTTTCACAGTATTTAAGCCATCTACCCACTACATTCATACAAACAAGTGCAGATGGTATTCCTCAGAATGTTATGAAATAACCGATACTGAGGATATTGAAGCAAGGAAATGTTCAGAGTGCAGCCCTGATATGGAAATCCTTCATGAATATGTTCCGGAAACACCAACAGTAGCTGATTATGATAGGCAGCTACTTGCAGAAATAGTCTGGCATGAAGCTGGGTCATCGTATATTGACACATATAGTAAAGCTAAGGTTGCTGCCGGGGTCATGAATCGTGTATACGATAGCAGATTTCCTGCAACTGTATATGATGTACTTACTCAGCCAGGTCAGTTTAGTGGATATTGGCCTGGGTGTTGTACACCTACTCAGGCTTGCTATGATGCCGTAGATTACTATTTCTCAAATATGGGGGAATTTAACAGCGATAACTCATGGTGGGGTGACGGATATCAAAATCACTTCTACTATCAATAATTAACTTGATCAATCGTTATAGTCTATGTAAGGAGAAATTCTTACATAGACTATTTTTATTAGGTGGTGATATTGTGAAGACCGGCAACATATATGGTGGGGAGTATGACATTGCAACCGTTTTAGTTGATGGGACAAAAGGGTTGGTCACTCCGGACGGTATGATGTTCTTTTCTACAACAGAACAGCTAATGACTTACATTGCGAATAAGTGTGGCAGTGATGTAGCTGCCTGTATTCAGGTACTAGACGAAAACGATTATGAAGACATTGTAGAAGAGTTATCTGAATATATAGGAGAAGAGGATTTACCATGAAATCAAACTATAGACGGGCAAAAGACGGTACCGTAAGTAAGAAGATAAAGTGCTTTACCGAAGAAGAACTGACTGCTTACCTTGAGGAACAGTGGGCTTCAAAGGAAGCTGAAATATATCAGGCAGCTATTAAGGATGCTTCAGCACAAATACTTGCGGTTGCATTTTCAACGCTGTACAAGCCACCATACAACTGGCGAACACAGCGGTTGATGCAGTTTAAGCGAAATATCGATGCTACATTTCAAACCATGTCCACGGGAATCCTAGGGAAGAAATTCGGGACAATAGAATGTCTGGAATTTATGAAGAACGAAATCGGCATAGATTTCGATGAGGAAGTGAAGAAACATGGTTGATCCAAAGTTAATCGATTCCATTACCCTACGTCACATTATGCTGATACGGAGCACAATAGGCTATCGTGGTAGTCTGGTTATAGGTAGAACTTGGCATAGATTTGAACCGCACATGAACTATTACTATGCTACAGCAGAGGATAAGCCGTATCTCAATCAGCTTGTAGAATGGGGATATATGGCGATAGGGGAGAGCAAAGCATACTATGTCACGGCTAAAGGAAGGGCTTTGTTCTCTGACATTACCGATATTCACATCAAGCCTTGGGCTGGAAAGGAAGATGACATTGAAGAATCTGAATGAACAGCAGTTGCTTGCTGTAAACAGTAATTCTGATAAGATCTGTGTCATTGCTGCCGCTGGTAGTGGAAAAACGACTGTTTTGATCGAACGTATCTGCCGATTAGTAGGACTGGGTGTAGATCCCAGTTCAATCTTGGCACTGACATTTACCAATGCTGCCGCACATGAAATGGAAATAAGGTATAAGGCACAGTCTGGTGAAACCATAACTCCTCAATTCGGAACATTTCATAGCTTTTGCTATAAGTTACTTGTTATGGATCCTACAGTTAAGTCAGTAATGGGGTACATGAAAGTTCCGCAAGTAGCATCTGATGCAGATATTAAGAAGTATCGTGGTCTAGCTAGAAGTGCTGTCGGAACAAAGCTCTCAGATACAGAGCTGGATAAGCCTGAAAGCGAAATACCTCTGAACAAGCGGTTTCAATATAAGACTTACTGGTTGGCATACAAGAAGTTGCTGAGAAAAGCAAATCTTATAACTTTCGACATTATGTGTTATGATATAGGACAACTATTCATAGATGATCATGAATGTATCAGGAAGTACAAGCAGAAATATAACTATGTGATCGCAGATGAATTCCAAGATACCGATGATAAACAGTGGGGATTTATTTCATCATTTAATGAATCTAAGCTGTTTGTTGTGGGTGATGCGAAGCAAAACCTATATTCTTTCAGAGGGACATCAAGTGAAATTATAAAATCGCTCGCTTCAAATTCTGATTGGGAAACTATAATTTTACCTACTAACTACAGATCTACACAGCAGATATGCGAGTATGCCAATCGAATACACTTTGATTGGAAGAATGATCCATTCAATATAGAAATGGTCAGCGATAAACCGGGTGAACCGATTGTAATCAAACCTTCATTTGATTACAATACACCAAAGGATCTAATTCCTATCGCAGAAGAGCCTGGAAGTACGGCTATCTTGTGCAGAACCAATGCTGAGGTAACTAGGGTAGTGGAACTTCTAACCGCATTCAACATTCCGTATTCTACCAACAATAAATCTGGGTATGTCGGACACATACTGAACAGTGCTGTAGATGAGAAGTATCTAGTTGAATGGATATCAACTAAACTTTCAGCTGATGATTATGGTCGCTATCTGAGAATGAGTAGTATATCCGATGACTTTACAGAAGCTACTTTTCTTCAGTTATTTGGGATCAAGTTCCGCAGGGACATTGATTTAATAATGCAAGTAAGAAGATTGATCGCCGGTCAACCTGAAGCATCAGGAAGGATTTTCTGCTTAGGGCTGTACACCATATTCAACAATGGATTATTTCATAAACAGGAGCTTATGGATCTGCCTACAATAACAGACGTAATTAAAGCCGTAAATAAGCTCTTACTATCGGATACTAATTCAGAAAACGGTTTATATGTAGGTACAATTCACTCTGCAAAAGGACTTGAATATGACTCTGTGCATTTGATTGGGGTCAATGGAAAGAGCTTCCCTGTGTTCAAGAATGAAGATCAAATGAACTGCTTTTACGTTGGTTGTACAAGAGCTAAGACAAAGCTGACTCTGTGGGTGGATAATCCTGATGGGAGACCTGATGGGAGATACAAGCAGCCGGACGGAATATTTGATTAGCCGTGTCGTTATAGTATATATAAGATGCTAAACGTTTCATTACAAAAATAATATAAAGGAGAATAAAAATGGAATACAAACGTGGAGATATTTTCTACATATACAAGCAGCCCGCATATGGCTCAGAGCAGGAAGCTGGTAGACCTGGTGTAATTGTATCAAACAACACCAACAACCACTTCAGCAACGTTCTTGAAGTAGTATATCTTACTACTAGGCATAAACCTGAGTTACCAACTCATGCTGAAGTGACCGCAAACGGCGTGACATCAACCGTTCTATGTGAGCAGGTCAATTCAGTATCTGTTAATCGGATTGGAGATTATATAACGTCCCTTACAGATGCTGAGATGAAGCCTATAGATGATGCACTTATGGCGTCCTTGGGATTGAACTGTAATCCGCCTAAAATCATATCACCGATTCAGCCGGAAATATCACCGGATCTGGTTATTAAAACAGAACGTGATCTTTATAAACAGCTATATGAACAGCTGCTTGAGAAATTAGCGAAGTGAGGTGAAATCAGTGAAGCAGGTAGCTTGTGGTGTGTATCGCCACTTCAAAGGTGCATACATTCGGGTAATCGGTGTATCTAAGCATACTGAGACTGGGGAGCCCTTGGTCGTGTATGAACACCTGGGAACTAATGAATTGTGGTCTAGACCTCTGGATATGTTCACGTCAAAGGTTGATAAAGAAAAGTACCCCGAGGCCGTTCAAGAATATCGTTTTGAATTTATATCATACTAAAGGAGATCCCATATGAAACTTTCATCTATAAGTATTCATGGAATGCACAAAGTAACTGATGCAACCTATGATTTGTCTGACATGACTTACTTCTATGGAAAAAACGGAGCTGGTAAATCAACTATAATGCAAGCCATACAGCTTGGCATTCTGGGATATATCCCAGGTACAGATAAGACGAATGCTGCAATTTTCAAACATTCAAACGGTCCGATGATGTCAGTATGCTTGCTGTTCGATGACGGTACTGAAATACTCCGTCAGTGGTT